GATGAATTGAGCAGAAAAGTTTCTATCAGAATCAACAAAAAGAAATTTGTTTGTCCTACCAATTCTTCTTAAAATTAAAGAATATGGTCTCATATCTTCTTTTTCTGCTAGTTCAGCTTCAAGTCTAGCACATTTCGCTGTCATAACTTCTAGGTCTGCTTTAATAGACATATTGCCTCTTTTCTTATAGGTTGGTGTTCTCTACTGAATGTAAAGAACAAGTAAAGGATGTAAGAGAACCATTCCCAAACACCCCAATTTTCTTACTAAAGGTTAGTAAGAATATGAACTGTTATGAACGAAGCCATTACAAATGTTCCTAAATGGATCAGACACATCGCACACTCAAATATATCTGACTCATTGCGGGATTTGTAAAGATTCATGTTGTTCTCAAATTGTGTGTAATTATTCATATGTTCTCCTTGTTTATTTGTTGAAGTAACCATTTGTGATTATCATATGCTTCTGATGCTCTCATAAAAAGAACAAGCATAGGCTCATTGGCATCAAGACCAGCAATACCAGTTGGATCATGTTTCATTGCCCATCTATTTATTAATTCATCTACGATGCGTTTAATGTGATCTGGTGCGTTTGTCCATACAGTATCTATCATATTTCCTTTATAAGTTATGGTTGGATTAAGGGATGTTTTACCCAAACACCCCAATTATCTTAACTAAGGTTAAAAATAAAACTTGACTCTGTCCTTTCTATATTTATATTATTAATTATCACTAACTAACTTTACTATCTAATTAGTTAAATCAATCCTAACCAACATCAAGTAAACAGGAGTGGTTGGGGGGTAAAGTTAATTATATGTAGAAAGATTAAATACAGTTGTTAAAGGTAACAGATAAGACGTTTATTACCTTGTTAATAGACTTGCTTATAAAATTTTTTACATTGCTAATTGAACAAGCCAAGCTGAAACAGCACCGCAAAGAACTTCAGTCTTATGATTGAAGACAAACTTTAAAGTTCCTCCAACTATAAACATATAAGCACCAACAATTCCTTTGAGTATTGTCATAGTGTTGTTGAAGTATCTGTCTCTTCTGCTAGTTTTTCTTACTACTAAGTTATTCATGTCATTCTCCGAATAGATTAATATTTAATGTGTGTGAGTTTATCCCAAACACCCCTAATATCTTATTCTAGGTTAATTATTTTTACTAAAAGTTGTATAGGGGGGGTAGGGGGTTCACAAAAGGTGTTTTGTTCCCTGATTGATCGTCCCCTCACTCTATTTTGGGTAAAGAGAGGTGTTACCATTTGTAAACTGATTTTTGAAATTTTAAAAATTTAGATTGCATATAGATAAATTATTAATTAGATTTGGTATAACTGTATATTAAGCAACCCGAATTTTTGTAAGGAGACAAGATGCCTCAAGGAAAAGGAACATATGGTAATCAGGTTGGCAGACCATCTAAAAAAAGTAATGGAGGTAATAGCCTTCTTACTAAGAATACATCCTTTTTACCTGACAATAGAGATTATGAAGGAATAGGACGTTGGTCTGAAAAACAAATACATGACAAAGCACAATCCCTTGCTAGTCATAATGTTAAAGTTAGACATGGACTGAAAAAAGGGAAAGTAGATTATTTTCCTACTATTAGTAATGTTCATAAAGAAGAAGACTACGAAGGAAGGAAGAAAGTACGAGGTAAAATGTCAGATAAAATGGAAATGTGGGAATGGAATAAAGGATTGGATAAAAAAGTTCTAATAAGGGGCAGAGATTATCAATAATGGCACTTAACACAGACAAGTTTATAGACTCTTTTGTAGAGACAGGCGATTATCTAGTATCTATGCGAGAAGCAGGATATAATGATAAGAATGCTTATAAGGTCAAGTTAAAAGGCAGACAACTTTTAGAAGAGAACAGAGATGAAGTTGATAAGCGTTTTAATGCCCGATTAAAGGAAGGTGGACCAAGAGCATTAGGAATAATAGAAGCCTTAATGAGTACAAGTGAAAGTGATACAGTAAGATTAAATGCCGCAAAGGAAATATTAGATAGAGGTGGTCATAAAGTTTTAACTGAATTTGACTCAGGACGTACTATAGAAGAACTGAATGCACAGTTGATAGCATTAGTAGGTAGTGATGGAGCAAAGATGCTTGTAGGTGCGTTTAAGAGCCGTAAAGTTATATCTGGACCAACTTTAACAGAATAAGGATACAATATGTCAGATCGCATAGAAAGACTTAAAACACGCGAAGAAAGACTTAAAGCATACGAACCGATTAGAAAAGCAGGGAGACAAAAAAGAAAAAATATATTATACCAAAAGTTTCAAACTCAAGGTAAAACAGACCTTCTTCAGAATCAAAAGCCAATTAAAAAAATAGGCTTAGACCCGAATAGAGTTCATAGTCCAAATGTTCTACCTAGAACAACATCTGAGTTTAAAACAGAAGGTAAACAAAGTTTATTAACTTCTAAACCAATTAAAGACAGAGGCGTTAAAGTTTCTCCTGCTACTGTAAAATCTGTAATACGAGTAACAGAAAAAAAGCATCTTGGTCATCCTAAATTACGAGGAGGTGGGCAAACATTAAGAACAGAAACTACTTTAAAGAATTTGTCTGAAAGAGCAAGATTTGCTGATTGGTATCGTCCTCCATGGAGAGAGAGAAATATAAAAAAACATGATGCTATAACTAACAGAGGGAATGTGGCTCACCTAAAATTAATAGATAAAATCCGAAAAGGTGGAGTATACCACGATATGAAAGGAAGTAAATCTATATCTTTCCCTCATCGTACCCTTTCTCCTCTCATTTCTTCGCCTTCTCCTGACCTTAAAAGTCTAACTGCAAAACAAGCCTCTATTGTAAGACAAGAAAAAGCGGCAGGACGTTTAGGTACAAAAATGAGAAACTTTATGTCAAATCTTAAAAGACACGGCAAAAGAGGCTTTAAATAATAAACTGAATGAACAAAGAACAGTTAAAAGGACATTTACAAAGACTTAGAAAACTCCATGAGGAAGCAAGGAAGTAATGCATGAGAATAGCCAAACATGGATTCATAAAGGTCTTGCAGAAGTAAGGAAGTACCCTTCAGATAAGAAGAAGCCTCAAGGGGAGGTACTTAGACGTTTTAAAAGCGAAGATACTGCAAATAAATGGGCAAAGTATAGATCAGACACACATCATTGGATGAAGAAAATCTATAATAAGACTAATAAAACTTTATTGACAGATGGCTAAAAATACTAAAAAAGGTTGGTCAGAATTACCTAAGAAGAAGCCTAAATATATAGCTGAAACTCAAAAGCCTCCCTTTGTAGTTCCTAGAGGCAGTAAAAAGACAGTTAGACCTTCAGTTGGTGGATATTCCCCCTCTATTCCTAATTTAGCAAAAAATTTACTTACCTTTTTTGATAATACTAAAAAAGCTATTGTTGATGATAAAAAAGAAACAAAAGTTGTAACTGAAACACGATCTGTAGAAGTTTCTAATATAACAAAAGAAGTTTTACCTCGAAAACCTTTTAGTGAACATGCTCGATTTAAACCAAAATTTTTTTTAGGAACTACAAGTAATGTAAAAATACCTCCATATATGTTTAAAAAAACAGTAACAAAAAAAGTAACTAAAAGCATTGATGTTAAAGGTTATGGAAGTAGCAAACCCTCACCACCTCCAAAAACACAGTCTAAACTTGAAATTACCGATTCTAAAGATATTAAAAAAGGTATATGGGTACAAGGAAGGATTAATATTGATAAACCAAATGTTCAAAAGCATTATGATACATTAAATCAGATATATACAGATGCAAGTAAAACATGGGGGAGAGATAATGTTGTTGTAACGTATGGAGGTTATGGAAAGAGTGATTTTGATAATATTGTAAAAGATTGGGCAAATAAAAATAAAGTTAAAACACATATTATGAATGTGTATAAAGGGGAATCATTTGGATTAAAAGGAGAAGATTTAAAAGAATATAATAAAATCGGTAAGAATAGTGAAGATTTCCGTAAAAGACTAAATGCAAGAGAATCACAACTGAAAAAGATGAAAGGTGAAGGTAGAATATTAAACTTATTTACTTTTTCAGAGAAAGGCGATTCAGTATATAACTACGAAGATAGAACACATTGGTTTGAACGTTATGGAGAATTAACTCACAAGTTCGGTGGGCGAAATCAAGCAAAAATTAGAGAAGCTCTTTTAGATGAAATAGAAGATTTAATGACAGGTGTAACAAAACAAAAAATTCAAACAAGTGATACTGAAAAAAGGAAAAGAAAAAAACAAATAAAATTAAGAAGGATTAGTGAAACAGCAAGAGAAGTTGTAAAACAAAAGGATATAACAAGAGGATTGGCTGGTATAGAGTTTCTAGAAGAAAAAGCTAATTATTTTAAAGAAGAAGCAGAAGACTATAATAAAATGCTAATTAATGAAGGTTACTTAGAATATGAAGACCCAAATCTTCCTTATAGAGACTTACTAGATGTTAAAAAACGTAATCTACTTAAACAAGATGATATTCTTGTAGGACATTATAAAACAAAATTTAAACGAACTGAATGGTTATCAAATGTCGATATAAAAAGAATTGAACAACTTACAAACGCTGGGTTACGTTCAGATCAAAGAATTGAAACAGATTTTGCGGATAGTCCGGGCATTGAAGAAGGAACACAACATGTAGTAACAGAAAGTAATGAAGGAGCTGGGTTAGCACCAGAGAAAAAAAGTCCTGATTTGTTTCTTGAAGGTAATAAATTAAGACCAAATGTAAATGTAGTCGATTTAAACAAAAGTAAAGATTCTGTTTTAAATAAAACAATTAAAAATGTTATTAATTTAGAAAAATTTAGAGGGCAATCAGATATAAAGAAAAACGTTTTTGGAGAATTTTTTGATGATCATAAACAAGAAAAAATAACTAAAACACACGAAAATAAGAATATAACATATGTCGATGAAGGATATAGCATTGACGATCAGAAAGATAAAAAAGGCGAAGCATTAAAGAAAGAAATAAAAAAGTTCGATAAAGCAGTAAATTATAGGAAATTATTAGAGGGTTTAAAACGTAGAGGTGCAATTGAAACTGGAGGATTAAAAAAATATATAAAAACACTAATAAATCAAGGTTCAGTTTTAGATAAAGATACAGTTACAGTTTTAGATAGTAGTTTTACAAAGGATAAAGATAAAAAAATAGCAAAGGGAGGAAAAGTTATAACTAATGTAAAACCATGGAAACCTCCAAGTAAATTAGAATTATTAAAAAAAGTAACAAAAGAAATTGCAAAAGAAATGAAAGATACTGAATGGGAACGTAAACAAGCAGAATATCCCCAAACTACCAAAAAAGTTAAGAAAAGAATATCTCCAATAAAAGCATATGTATCAAATAGTAAAGGTGCAGATTTAAATACTATTAAAAAACATATAAAAGGGAAAATTCCTAGAGGTCTATCTGCTATTATTAAAAAGAACCAAAGTATAAAAATTGATAAAGGTGGTAAATTGTTATCTCGGACAAAATATCCTAATTTTATTAAAAAATCATTACCTTCTGGATTAGGGGCATTATCTTTATTGTCTAGTATAACTGGAATATTAGCCGCTAGAAAGAAAGCACAAGAATGGACAGGTGAAAAAGAACCCGGACTTATTAAATCATTACAAATGATGTATCCCCAAGCAATAGGATTACCTAGGAAAAAAGGTGTCAAATATCTTGATGATCCAATATGACAAATAAAGCAGAAAAAGCTATTGAATTAGCAGAAAAAATTACAGAGCTATATGAAACAAATAGACTCTTAGAATATAAACCTTATGAGTATCAAAGTCGGTTCCATGATGCAAAAGATATGGCTGGGCGATTAGCTAGGCAAAGACTACTAATGGCGGCAAATAAAACTGGTAAAACATTTTGTGGTGCATGTGAAATGGCTTATCATTTAACTGGTAGATATCCAGAATGGTGGACAGGGGCAAGATTTAATAGACCAATTACAGCTTGGGCGGCAGGAAATACAACTGCTAATACAAGAGATATAGTACAAACAGAATTACTTGGTGAAGCAGGAGATGAAGATGAATTTGGTAAAGGTGCTATTCCAAAAGAATATATAGTAGGAACACCATTAAGA